CAGCACTTACCCAAGTACCGCCAGTAGTTGTACCGCTTGCAACTACCTGCCATTGATAGTTTGCATTATTGGTAATACCAAGGATCGACACAGCTGTCAAAATAACAATAGCGTCTAAGCGTGTGGTTTTTAATCGTATGGACACTATCGGGTACGCGGTACCTGCTGTCGTCAGTGTTCTAGGTGAGGTAACAGCAGTTCCAATAGACTGTTGAACCCCGGCAAGTTGATAACCGCCTTCTGAAATAACAGTAGAGCAAACCTGCTTTAATGTGCTGGTGCCAGTGGTCGCACCCGTATTTTTCATTTCATACCGAAGCGGTAGAGAGGCGGTCGTTATATACGTTGTATTGACGAGGTTGGCGTGGTTAAAGTTATGCGCAGGGACAAATACGCCGTCAATGATGAACCCAGTACGTACGGTACCAAGACCTAACCATTCAATATCCATGTACAGAATTTGAGCCTTGGATGCGTCAAGCGTAATTCCTGATGGACCTGTGCCATCCAAAGGGTCTTGATTCCAATTAGCTTGTGCTACCTGAGTATCTATTGTCACGCCAGTCACACTGCTGCGTTCGACCATATATAAGCTTGTGCCATCACGCTCAAAGTAGATTCCGTTAGCTGCGCCGTAATATCCAACCCTCTGCCGCAGATTAGTCTTGGCAGTACCCATTACAAAAGTGCTCATCGCAAGCAAGCTCTTGCCGGGCTGGTAAGAAAATACCTTAATAGTTTCTCTAACAATTTCGTCGTTGTTAGCCGAGCCAACTGTTAGATTAACTAGGCCCTCATCTTGATTAAATGTCGCCGCTGCTGTGCCAGTAATCTGATTCACCCACAGATTGTTGTCAGAGTATCTATGAGAAGAGTCGAATAACGTCAGCGGATTACTTACCCGCAAGCGACCAAAGGCATCTAGGTTTGTCCCGCCTATAGAGACTGGTATTGTCGATGAACTGGCCATAAGCTGTGCGATAAAGTTGTCAAGCTGCGAGAAGTACAGGCGCAGGACGTTGTTTAGCTGGTCTTGATACTGACGGCTGTAGTCCGTTGGCGCAACAGGCAGCGCGGGGGCTTTCGTCCTCGATAGGGTAATAACCTCTGTTGTAACAATCTGTGTACTCATCTGCGACCATCAGGACGAACATCGATACGCGGCGTACCTAGCTGCCACTGACAGCCTAGCTGGTTAGAACTGACCTTGAACGCCATCTGACGACCACGAAGCCTTGTGTACACAATCTGAGTAAACTCCTGCACCGTGTAGTTGCGCTGGCTGTTGTAAGACTGAGCAGAAGTCACCAGAGGGGTATCTGCCACGCCGTAAGGCGCACCGGGGTTGTAGCGCGGGCGCACCGTGAATGTCACTTGCGGCTTGTTGGGTGTAGCTGTGCTTGATCCGTCGAACGTAATGTCAGGGATCATCCTCCACACAAAGCCGTAGTTGTGACCGTCACCGATGTCAAAGTCAGACGACTGGATGTACGAGTTAATCGGGTTAATTACACCGTTAACTTCAATATCGTCGTTGCCGTTCTCGTGGTAGACAATCGTATGACCGTACGTAGCTGCCATCGGATACTCACGCAGCGGGCTGTCCAGCCAAGCTGTTCTAGCCATAGTACCGTAGTACCAGACTTGATCAAGATAGTTATATATGACGTACCGGTCGATGGTCGTGGAGTTAGCCGAGCAGTAGAACCACCATATCTCGCTGTAACCCTCGTTAGTGCCAGCAACGATCTGGGCAGACTGGTTGAGGTTAATATCCCCAAACACAAACTGACGCAGTGAGCAGGGCAGTGTCTCTACACGGCCAGTGTAAGCATAGAACTTATCTACCCCCATCCAGTAGGTGACGTTGTTCACCGTAGCTACGGCGTTAGGCCCCATGATGGAGATGTTGTCGGACAGAATATTAAAGCCCCAGACGTAGGGCGGTCCCAGATACTGCATGGAGAACACCGCTGCATCCGTAAAGACAAGAATCTCCTGACGAGTCTGCTGGGCTGTAACGATAGAAGAGCCAGACGAGAGCCTGAAGCTGCCAGCCTGATTAGTGGCTGCGGGCGACCATACCTGATAGTTCTCCTGATCTGACCAACGAATAAGCATCGGGTCTTGGGAAGTGCTGCCGTAGTCGTTGCACCCGAACGCAATCACAAAGCGCGACGAGTCGGACACCATCACGTAGTTAACCGTGGTCGGGCAGTCTGCATCCGTCTGGTACACGCCAGAGCCGCTGGAAGATAAGAGTTGTGCGGGGGTCGTGAACTGGATGTTGCCCGACGTGGAGTAAGCAGGCACCCACATATAGAGTGCGCCGCCACGCGGGTTAATAATTAAATAGTCGCCGAAGTTAGCCTCAGACCACAGACGCAACTGCTGTGGCAAGCCCGTAGCAGAAGACTGCCCCCACCCTGTGTACGTCGCCGCGTTGTATGTCAGCGCGCCAATTAAGTGGTTAGCCGCTGAAGTGCCGTTAGCTCCACGAACCGCACCAGTGAACGACGTAGGAGTAATGCCAGAATAAGTAATAAGCTCCGAGCCTATCAGTATTACGCCGGTGCTAGGAAACCCAGAAGTCGATGTAACGGGGATCGTAGTAACGATGTTGTTGATGCCTGATGTCAAAGTAGTTTGAGCCACGTTGAACACGACACCGCCCCACAGACCTGTACCCCAACCGGCTGCGTAGGTAAACACAGCCTGACCAACACTTATCTGATAGTCCGCTGTTACCGTACCGCCACCAGTAGCGCTTGATGAGGCAGGGGATGCTGCCGTTATCGTATAAGTATTAGCGTTGACGTAAGTGATCTGATACTCGGAGTTCAAGTCCAAGCCACCAACCGCCGATGCTCCAGAGAACGTAACAAAGTCGCCGTTAGCCGCACCGTGGTCAACATCTGTAACAGTAACAGTCTGAAGCCCGCTGACAGTAGTAAACGGGTTAGTCAGAACTTCAGTAGTGCGTATGGGTGTTATGTCGTTATACTCACCACCGCTCTCGATGTAGTACTTCAGGTTAGTGCCAACGCCCAACAGGTTGTACCCGCGCAGAGTCACCCAGTTCCAGAGCGAACGCGCTACGCCTAGGTAAGAGTCGTTGGATATAGGTTGCCAGCCGCCGATCTTTTGCGGATAGCCAGAACGAAAGCGAACCTTGTCGCACTCAAACCAACCACCTTCGTTGGCGAGCGTTGTCGATTCTCTGTTCACACCCGGACGAAGTTGTAGTTTTTGTAACGGCACTTTTGTTCACCTATCTCAATTGCCCATAGCGGCCATTATCTTGTTATACAAGGCTTGACGAGCCTCAAGACCAATATAACCACCATTTATCTTTTTTGTCATCCCCTTGATATCGCCAGAATCTGCGAACGGAGAGAGGTTGTTTGTCTTCCAGAACCAGCCAGCAGACCGAGCAGCATACAGGGGTTCTAACAGCAGATCAGGGTTAGCCACGAGGTCTACCCCCAGAGCATCCCCGCATCGTTTGTAATTATCTTTGCCAGTGAGTTGTTTGGCACCCCTGCCTCGGAACTTCCACCCCTCGCCCGACTGCGGCGGGCCATTACCCATCCGTGAGCTATAGACCATATTAGCGATGAGCTCGGGCTTTTTCTCAATTGATAATGCCACCTTGGTAGGTATCAGCGCGCCCTTGGCATCGCGCTTAGGCTTCTTGTTCGGGCCCATCTCAGCAAACCTGTTAGGCCAGCAGGCCGCAAGCGTCGCCGCCCGGTAGTTCAGGTTCTCCGTCAGCATGGTGTAGCCGCCAGACTCATGAGATGTCTGGGCTAGGAAAGCCGCTACCCTCTGCGGGGTGTTGATCTCAAACTCAACACAGGTCTCAATAATAGGCTGCAGCCACTTGTCAGGGTCTTTAATCTTGGCAGCAACCAGCAGTGGGCTGCTAGGCTTCATTTAGCAACCTCCTTCATCTTCTTGTCGGTATCTTCCTGCGCTTTATTAGAAGAGCCGTACCAGAATCTTATCAGGCTGTTAATAGCCGTACCGATCAGGAAGCCAAGGATGATGTTGATGAAGTCCCTGTTCTTGTTCTCGATGGGCATGAAAGACACCATGAAGAAGTACAGGAACGAGACTATCGTGATGAACCAGCCGTATAAATATACGTGCCGCCGGATGATGGGATCAGTAGACTTCATGGCTTCCATCTGCATGTCTGTTGCACGTTGGGTGGACTTCTCGTCTAGCTCTGCCATGAACTCGGCGTGGCGGTTGGCTTCTTCTTGCAGCTTGGCGTTGTACTCAGGGGTGGCTTCGCCTTCGGGTTTTAGCTCCATGCCAAGCTTCTCTTGAACGGCATCCACACCCTTCTCGATGACTTGGTCCGCCACCTTGTGCATTCCGTTATTGATAAGGTTGGCAACGATACCCGCAACTATAGGCAGCATGTCATTCTCCCTGCATCATCATTAACATTTTGGCGCGGAGTTCCCGCATCTTTTTTATCTCTTGAACCGCCGCTGCTGTTGCGTTGTGCATGTCCAAGTAAGCCATCCCAAGCAAAGGTATTGCCACTACGAAAGTAAACGCCATGATGGCTAGACAGAGTACGATAACAATTGATACGTCCGACTCGTCCTTATTAGAATTAGAACGCCCCACATCCATATTGCTACGAACAGGATTGCTCCAATCCATGTTGCCAGCGCCTTTAGCTGGTTTACCGCCTTTCTGCGTCGCCATGCTAGTACCTGCCCTTTGCGCAGTTCCTCCTGTAGCGCTATGTTCTGCTCTTCGTTGATCTGCGTCCACATTCTTTCGAACCGGGTCCACAGGTCGCCTAGCTCTGGCGGGGCGTTATACACCATCTGCTCCCGCACTTCTGTCAGCATATAGTCCAGCTGATGACGCAACTTCAAGCGCTCCAGCGCCCTCCTACCCAACGACACATCGCCCTTGTAC